TGTACTTAAGCTCCCATGATGATCTATATATCACTTCTTGCAAATCTGCTACATATTTTGCTTTATTATGTACCTTATAACGGCCAATTGATTTCTTATAATTCATAGTAGTTGTATAAATATAGTGAGTCACTAGTATTTATAACGGAGAGTAAACATGGCATGGGCAGATGATTTTCTAAAAAACAATGGGGGAGTAAGTGGTGCTTATGAGCATCCAGGAATTACTCCTGGCATAAAGAAGTTGAAAGGGCTTGTTAAATCATTTAAAGATTTGAAAAAGCCGTTTTCTCTTGACAAAGTTATGGCCAATGTCAAGAACGATTTTGCTAGACCTAACTTATTTGAAGTAAGTATAGACCAAGTAAAAAATTCTTCACAAGAACCATTCAGAATAAACTGTTTTCAAGCACAAATTCCTGGGAGTAATATAGCTACAACAGATAAAGATATAGGATTTCGTTCTGTTGCATATCAAAAAATATATGCTGATGTTATTCTTGGATTTTATTCTAGTGGTGATATGCGAGAATTAAAGTTTTTTCAAGATTGGATAGATACTATTGTTAGTCCAGTAACAAATCATTTTAACTATTATAGTAACTATGTAGGAAGAATTAAAATAAAACAATTAACTCGTAAAGGTAATGTTGTTGGAATATGGACACTAATGGATGCATATCCAAAAACAGTAGATCCGATACAACTTGACTATGGAACAACTGATACTGTTATGACTGTAAATGTTACCATGACATATAGAAATTTTACAGCATTCTTTCCAATGGCTAAAGTTAAAGAAGGTACTGGTCTAGTAAAAGAAAATACTTTTGCACATAGCAGTAATACTGCTATGAATAAAATAGACCCAATGATGGAAATTAGAGAAGAAGGATGGAAATTTAAAGGTGGAGGTCATGACGATACAGGACCTAGTGAATTTTAAATAGTATTTATTAACATCATTTTATATAGGAGTGAAATGAAATGGGATTACCAACAATTGCAGTACCCCGATATACATTAACATTACCATCTTCAGGAGAAGAAGTTAAGTTCAGACCTTTTCTAGTTAAAGAAGAAAAAATTCTTTTACTAGCAATGGAAACTGAAGATCAAAAACAAATTTTAGAAGCAACTAAAATTATTATTGAAAATTGTCTTTATACTAAATTAAATATTGAACAAATGCCAGCATTTGATATAGAATATATCTTTCTTCAATTGCGTGGTAAAGCTAAAGGAGAAGTTGTAGAGTTAAAATATACTTGTCCAAAATGTGAAGGAGAAATTCCAATAGCTATTAATCTTGATGATATTAAAGTAATAAAACACAAAGAACATACAAATGATATTAAACTTGTCGATAATCTTGGTGTTATTATGAAATATCCAACATTATCAGTACAAGAAAAACTTGCAGAACTAACAAAAGATAAATCTGCAATTGAAGGTTTGTTTGACACAATAGCACATTGTATTGACTGTATCTATGATAGTGAAAATACATATCCATCTAAAGATCATACACAAAAAGAAATATATGATTTTTTAGAATCATTAACTGATAAACAATTTCAAAAGATTGCACATTTTTTCGATACAATACCTGCTCTTAAACATGATATAGAATTAAAATGTCCAACTAAAGCTAAGGGAAAAGGAAAAGATAAAAAAGACTGTGGATATAAAGAACAATTAACATTGGAGGGACTCGGATCTTTTTTCGTATAGCCCTTTGTCAAGAATCGTTAGTGAACACAATACAAACTAATTTTATGTTAATACATCATCATAAATACTCACTAACTGAATTAGAAAATATGATTCCTTGGGAAAGGGACATTTATGTTGGTCTAGTTATAAAAGAAGTAGCAGAAGAAAATGAACGACAAAAACAACAGCAACAACAAGCACAACGAGGATAAATAAATGCCTGAAATAATTGATATAAAAGCTAGAAGTGTTTTAGATGAGATGAAAAAATCTCTAGGCAGTATTGAAGAAGATACAGCTAAAATCAAAAGTTTCTTTGAAGGTGATATAGAAGATAGAATGGAAGGGAAACGAACAGATAAGCTTAAATCTAAAGAAGAAAAAGAACAAACTAAAACACTCAAAGACATAGCAAAAAATGTAAAACCCAAAAAAGAAAAAGATAAGGGCTTGGGTTGGAAAAAAATTATTGGACTTCTTGGTGGAATTGCTTTATTGAATATACCACTTAGTATGAAGAAAGCAATTGATGTGGCCAAGAACGCAGGCAAAGATATAGGTAAGTCCTTGACTGAAACTCGAGGTGCAAGTGCGGTTGCCGGTGGTATTGGATTAACAGGAGGAATGGCATATGGACTGAAAAAAGCAGTGCTAGATAAAATGTTAGACCGAGATGTAGCAAAGACAGCAACATTAAATAAGACAGCATCAACTAAACTTGAAAAATTTCATTTAGAGCAAGAAACTAAAAGAATGAAAGCTATACAAGGGATGAATAATGCTGAATTAAGAAAATGGAATCAAGAAGAAGTTAAAAGAAAAACAACACCAAGAGAAGCTACAAAAGTTCTTTCAGGAACAGTTCCCGGGGACCGTGGACCGGGAAGACGGGCGCCCAGAACATTCGGGCGAGAAACTATCGTACCAAAAACACCAACACCAATAGTTAAAGGTCAAGTAATTGGAGATCCCACAAAAGGAACAGCTGCAGTAAGAGTACAAGCATCAGATGCCCACCTTCGTACTACTACACCTAAGACACCTAAACAAACTGTAATACAACAACTAGCCAAACTAAAAGATCCTGCATCAAAACTTTGGAACACTTTTAAAAACCATCCATATACAAAAATGACCTTAGGAATGTCAAAAGGGGGATTAAGTCTAGCAGCAAAAGCATTAATCCCGGGAGTAATGTTGCATGAATTATTTAGAGCGGCAAAAGATCCTAACACACAATCATTGGAACATGCTTTTCAACTATCAGCTGCTAAAGGTGTTGAATGGCTTACATATAATCCATTAATAGAATGGGAAGCACAAAAACGAGGTATAAAAGGTAATCTGACACAACAAGATGTAATGAAAGCATGGAATAAAAATAAGAAAGGTCTTGGTACTCCAATAGACAAAACAAAAATAGAAGGCAGAGCAGCTGCAAATCCAAATCCAACTCCAACTCCTATGGAAAAAACATTTAAAAAGTTTAAAGAAACAGACATCGGGAAAAAAGTACTAGCAAAAGAAAAACAAGCACAAACAGGAGAAGTTGATAAAAAAACATGGAATCAAACTCAAGTGGACTTAATGAAACATGAAGATTTTAGAGGTTATGCATATAATGATTCATTAGGTGTACCGACCATTGGATATGGTTTTAATTTAACAAAACCACACGCCGAAAAATTATTAAAGAAAGCAGGAATTGGTCTTACAGTACAACAATTAATAAGTAAAAAAGGAGCAATAACTAAAGCTCAAGGATTAAAATTATTGAATGTAGACCAAGGAACTGCTCAAAAAGATGCATGGCACTTTATGGGTGGGGGTGGAAATTTTGCCCAACTTGATCCTAAAGCTCAAAGTGTTATATGGAATATGGCATTCAATATGGGTAGAAGCAGATTAATGAAATTTGGTGGATTACAATCTGCTCTCCTTGCTGGTAATTATCAATCTGCAGCTGATGAAATGTTATACAGAAATCCATCTAAAGGTGATTTTACAAAAACACCATACGCTCTACAAACAAAAGGTCGTGCTCAAGGATTAGCCGATCAAATGAGAAGTATTCAATCTGGTACTCCCAACAGTTCTGGAAAAGTTCTTGATAGTCTTAATCAAAGCAGAGTAGGAAGTGGAGGTGGTGGAATCGGTAGTGGTGGGACTCAAGTAAATATCGGAGGGGATACTAATATGGGACAAGAAACTGTCATTCCAGGTCCCGGAGTTCCAAATCCAAAACATGGTGGACTTAACCCCTATAATGCAAATCCTAGTTTCTCATATGGATTTAAATAAAAAAAAGGGACTTGGTTAATTCCAAGTCCCTTTTTTTCGGTAAGAGCATCTACTCATTACCACCTCAAATGCTTACGCTACTAATCTAAGTAGAAATTATTCCACTTCTATGTTCACCGCAGTCCATCCGAGTTATTTTTACTCTTGTTCTGCTAACTTCTTGAAGTAGTCCAACGTATCATCAGTCTTTTCTCCAGTAGCAACTGGTTCACTAGTACTCTCCTCAATGTTACCAACAAACTCATCACCCTTATGGGCAATAACAGTATTGAATCGAGCCTCAAGTTCTGCATAGTTCTTGAAGTTCTTTTCTTCAATGACCTCAGTTAAAGAATACTGTTGTTTCCAAATATCTTCCAACTTCTTCTCATCACCATCCAAGGGACACTTATCAGTAAACTCAGACTTGTCATAGTTTGGAAAACCATCTATTTGACGCATCTTCATTTTAAAGTTTGCACCTTCCCATAGATCAAATGGATTAAGTGGAGTCTCATCTGCAAACTCTGGATTCATTACACCAGTAATCTTCTCAAAGATTTTCTTTCCATAACGAAACAGAAATACCTTTCCAACATTGTCTGGATTAGCTGCATCTTCCACAATGTAAATATTGGAATAGTAGTTGAGTTTACGTCTGCGTTCTCTAGCTATGTTCTTATCAGAATCAATACCAGAGTTCCACAAAGCTGTGTTAGCTTTTGATACAGGATCATCTTTACCAAGAGTGGTTAAAGAGTTTTCGATATACCATCCACCGGGACCTTTGAAGCCGTGTGTCCAAATACGAACCCATGGTACATCTTCATTTAATGGGGCAGGGAGAAAACGAATTACTGCATAACCATTACCGGTCTTATCCCGTTCTAGTTTCCAGATTCGTTCATCTTCATACGAAGGTTTTTCTGCGAGTTTCTCGACTTGCTTGGAAAGAGATTCCAAATTAGCCATGCGGTTCTTCTTCATTTCTTTAAAACTTGCCATACTTATTACTCCTTATTACGTTATATTATTTTTATTACTTAGTATCATTATATATCTGCTTCCATGACTTCGGTATGAAATCATTCCCAACCCCTATGCCCAAATTGACCATTCATCCTTTCTTTATATTGGAAGCTTTGCAGACTTTTTCAACATATTGAGGCCCTGTGCCTCAACTTCAATCTTATCCTTAATGGATTGGTTCAACATTTTTGCCATAGCCTCTGGTTCAATCTCAGAGATTTGTGCATAATGTAAAACTGCTTCCATATAAGATAATTCTTTTTCTTTAACAAATTCTTCAATCGTCAAATTTAAATCTATAGTCATATCAGTAA